CGTGTGGAAGAAGATGGGGTAAAACTATCGGCGGGGCTAATGAAGCTATCAAAGTTGCAACATCTGCACCGCCTGAATCTGTGGGTTTCTGTGTAGCTCCAACATATTGGCATACTCAGAAGCAGCTGCGTGAGTTTCTCAGGTATTGTCCTCGTGAGCTTATCAGAGAGATTAATCGTGCTGAGAGACGAGTGTTACTTATCGGTAATCGTTACATCTGGTTTAAAAGCGCGGACAATCCTGATTCGTTGAGGAGTGAAGGGTTGGATTGGTTGTGGATGGATGAAGGAGGACAAATTAAGGAGGAAGCGTGGATACTGGCGTTACGGCCCGCCCTCATGGATAAGCGTGGTGTCGCCTGGTTCACTGGCACGCCGAAAGGTAAGAACTGGTATTTTCAACTGTGGACAAGGGGACAAGACTCGGAACAGGAAGACTATGAAAGCTGGAGCTATTCCTCGCTAGATAATCCTTATTTAGACCCCAAAGAGATTGAAGAGTTTGCCCGGGACATGCCTGACATGGCTTACCGCCAAGAGATTCTTGCAGAGTTTATTGATGAAATAGGAAGTGTGTTCAGAAATGTTGAAAGCTGCATTAGTGGAAGTCTTGAAGCGCCTCAAAACAATAAACGATATGTTATGGGGTGTGATCTTGCCAAACACCAAGACTTCACCGTCCTATGCGTGCTTGATGATTCCGGGCACTTATCAGCTTTCGATAGATTCAGCAGGCTTGACTGGGTGTTTCAGCGTAAACGAATCGTTGCTCTTGCTCGACAGTACGGGGCACGAATGCTCGTTGACAGTACAGGCGTAGGCGACCCCGTATATGACGAGTTACGACGTGAGCAGGTTAGGGTTGAAGGATTTAAGTTTACTTCAGCTAGTAAGAAGGATTTGATTGAGAACTTAAGCATCGCTATTGACAATCGCCAAATCAGTTATCCTAATGTTAAAGTGTTGGTGAATGAGCTAGCTAGCTTTGGGTACACCGTAGGTAGCACTGGCTTAATCAAGTATGGTGCGCCTGAGGGGCATTATGATGATTGTGTGATTGCTTTGGCGTTGGCGGTGTGGCAGCTGAAGCATGTTGTTAAGGCTTCCGTTAGTTATGTTGACTGGTAACTTTAGCGTGAAAAGGCTAGGGTAAAGAGGTTAAAAACGTGAGTGTTAAAAACAGGTTGCGAAACGGACTTAATCGTGTACGCTTAGGTTTCACCGCTATGGTGCAGGGTGAACGTTTCATTCAGAAAGCACTGGGCAGACAGCTGCAGCGTATGGGTCGTCGTGCGCCTGCTTATGCAGGTAGGCTTCCACCGCCATCCAGCATTGTTGATCCTCAATGGGATTATGTGATGCTGTTTAAAACCGGGCAAACCCACCATATTCTCCGCAGGATCCATGAGGCTATTATCAGGGAGTGTATGCGGAATGGTGGAGAAGTTACTGAAAGATTCCGCTGTAAATGTGTGAAGTGCGGCAGTGAATATAAGAAAGAAGTGGATTCATGTCTCTGCGGCGGTAAAGTACGCGAGCCAGATCCGTTGCAGAAACCTGTTCTTGAAGCTTTCTTGAAGAATCCGAATCGTGATGATGAGTGGATAGATATTCTTGTTTCGTTGCTCAGGTTTAATTTGGCTGTTGATGACTGGTACCTTTTCGTGTCGGATACGCCTAGCGTGGTGGATTTAACCCCGTATGGTTACGGTGAGAAGCTGGAAACCAGCGCGTTGCAGGTGTATGTGGAGGATAGCCGTTACATCAGGGTTTGCGCGAATCGTTACGGCAGGATTGGGAACGAAGAGTTTTTCTGTCCAAAATGCTATGATAGTGAAAAAGCAGATACTTATTATGACCTTGATTATTTACGAAAGCATAATGGGAAATGTCCACGATGCAAAGGCGAATTAGTGGAGACTGCTTATATCTGGCGTGAAGTGCAAGCCACACAGATTAAAGGACGATTCAGCCGAACAGAGATTATTCATGGAAACCTTGACTGTCAACTCCCTCACCTATACGGGTTACCTAAGACCGTGGCGTGTCTGCGTCCATTAAGCGTTTTACGGCACATGGTAAGGTTTAATCTTGAAAACTATGCGGCTGGCAAAGTGGCTAAGATGGTGTTCATCACGGGTATGCGTCAGGAGGAGGTTAATAGCATGATTCTGGATGCGAAGCAGCAGGCGGAGAACAAGATAGAGCGCAGTCTTATTACGGGTCAGCGTGGTCCGCCTAAATTGCACACGCTTGTGGTTGGGATTGATGATAGTAAGGCTACGGTTACAACTGTGGATGCTATGCCTGAGCCGGATAAGATGCAAAGTTTAGAGTGGTATAAGCAGCATGTTGAAGACGTATGCGGCATCTTCGGAGTAACCCCTAAGTTTGAAGGCATTGCTGAGGCAGGTAAGCAAGGGGTCCGTATGGTGGTGGATGTGGATAATGCGGTTGCAGAGATGTATCAGAAAGGAATCACAGACGTGCTGGATGAGCAGTTGTGGCCTCGATTGGGCGTGACGGATTGGGTGTGGCGTTTTAACCCTGTTGAGCCCCGAGATGAGCTTTTAGACGCGAGGATTAAACAGTTGAACGTGGATACTGCGATTAAAGCGGCACGTGCTAACATGAACGTTGAGGTTGAGGAGACTGGAGAGTTGAAGGTGTCGGGTGTGCCGTCGGGTGAGATTCCGCAGTTTGGTGAGCAACAGCAGGAAGGCATGGAAGTGAAGATGCCAGGTGAATCACCGAGCGGTGTAGAATCACCGTGGGACCGGAAGAAGGAGGAGAGTTGGATTGTCACAAAACTTAATAAACCTGGTGAAAGCGGTAGAGCTGGTAAAAGCCGAAAGAAGAATAAGTCCAAGACACCGTCATGAACCCGGTGGACCCGCTGTCACATTCTTCAGCATATTGGATGTGTGGCTGTATCACGGTGTAACTGACACTCGAATCTGCCCAGTCTGCCGAGGTCACGAGCAAACCTATGAGTTTCGCGGTAACCATTTACGCAGTACATTTCCTTATCTGGAAATTATTGACGTAAGCACGATTAAAGTGAATGTGCATCCTAACTGTCGCTGTTACCTTGAAAGATTTATTGGAGAACCTGGATATGAGTAAAACTGAAGTTTTTGCTGACTTCTTAAGACAACTGGAAAGGGATGATGCTGAACATCAAATATTAGTTCATGATATGACTGCTGTGCTACGCGAGAAGCTTAGGGCGGCAAGGAAGGAAGTAGTGGGGTTGGAGCCTTTGGTGGATGTTGTTGATGGTTTACTCGTGGAAGTGGCGCGTTTGAGTTTGCAGGTGCGAGACCTTAAAACCTTGCGGAGAGCTAACGCGGAGGCTGAAGCACGAGTCTTATCTAAGCTTGAATCACATTTGGATACAATGAAGTAGGGAGGTGAACTTATGGTTCATGGAGTTCCTAAGCGGGATGGAAGCGGTAAGGGTAGACGTGCTAACAGGGGGCGTGGAGGCTGCAGCCAGACACAGAGGAAAGGTAGAGGAAGAAATAGAAGATGAGTTGGGTTACTCCTACGGGACATATAGATTCTTCGGGAACTTGGGATAATGAAACGCAAATGTACGATGATGATGAAAATATTTATGGACAGGGGTCCGTTCCCGGTGCGAATCAATGGTCGGAATTCGTTGTTTTTACTCATGCAGCTATGACCAGTGACCGTATGCGTGTTAATGCTGCTGTGACTGTTAGTGAGCAAATTGATATGGACGCTCATGTTGACGGTGGTTGGGTAGATGTTTTTGAGGGTGCTGTTGTTGACCATGCTTGGATGGAGAAAACTTTTTCTCAAGGTTCTGTTGATGAGATTCGGATTCGTTTGCAAAAGGATGGTACAGGAAGCATTTATGTTTATGAGGTTGATTTTTACGAAGTAGCCGCGGGTGGATTAAGTATTCCCGTGGCTATGCATCATTACAGTCATCACATAGGTAAAATAATTAGAGGTTAACAGTATGGGTTTATGGCTTAAACAAAGTACCGCGGTAGATGTGATAGTGGGACCGTTTGTTGATAAAACAGATGGTAACACAGCGGAGACAGCGTTAACTGTCACTCAAGCAGAAGTTCGTTTATCAAAAAACGGTGGAAACATGGCTCAGAAAAACGAAGCAACCAGTCTAGTTCACGACGAACTAGGCTATTACGACTGCAACCTTGACGCAACCGACACAAACACTCTCGGCAGACTGCAACTAATGATTCATGAAAGCGCAGACGCATTACCCGTCTACCACGAATATATGGTTGTCACCGCAAACGTTTACGACACCCTATGTAGCACGGATAAGATTCAATCAGACCTCACTCAGATTGGTGGGGTTGCTCAATCTGCGACTGACTTGAAAGACTTCGCGGATGCAGGATACGACCCGGCAACCAACAAGGTGCAAGGCGTAGTTCTCGTAGATACAACAACCACCAACACTGACATGGTGGCTGCTGCGCCAACTGCTGCTGCAAACGCAGATGCCGTATGGGACGAAGCGGTGGCGGGTCATGTGGGTGCAGGAACATTCGGAAAAACCGATGCTGACATCTTAGCTGACACCAATATGCTTCAAACAGACTGGGTTAATGGTGGAAGATTAGACCTTATCATTGACACTCTTGCGTTGGAAGCCACGGTTGCCGCGTTGAACGATATAACCGCTGACAACGTGTGGGACGAGGTGATGGATACAAACGCTCCTGCAAACGCAAACAGTGCAAGAGAACTTGTGAACTTGATTGCGGGCGTGCTTGCTGGAAAATCAAGTGGAGGCGGAACCGCCACGATAGTGTTCAGGGACTTGGGAGATACTAAAAACAGGCAGTCTGCAACTGTCACTGCGGATGGAAACCGAACAGCTGTTACGGTTGACGGAACCTAATGGCACTTATCAAAGATGGCTACTTTCAAGATACTTACTGGGCTGGGCGTTACTGGCAGGAAGATTACTGGGCTGAATATGGTACTGCTGCTCCTCCTCCATCTGCGAAGGGTGGGGCTGATGCGGTGTGGCTTAAACCGCGCAGTATTCCGCGCAGGGATGAGTTGCCGTACGGGTTAATGGTTGATTTGAGAGAATGGTTACAGATTAAACAGGATGGGTAAGTATGAGTCCGTTTGGAAAATGGGAAACGTTTGATGCGTGTATCACAGATATGATGGGTGCGCCGAACAATTACAGCAGGGAAACCGCGGAGAAGACTTGTGGTAAACTTCAGGCGCGGCTTGAAGGGCGTGAAGCATTTAAAATCTTGAAAGCACTGGGTAACCGGCGGGTTGTTGCTCAGTACGTGCATGTGGAAGGTGTTGACCGGGAGAACGATGTTATTCCGAATAGTCGAGCGAAAGAAGCCTTAGAGGATTTGAAGGCGCGTGATCCACGGGTTCATAATGTTATGTGGCGCCATTCTAGTTATCAAATTGGGTGGCCTCTATGGACTTTTACGGATGATGAAGGCACAATTCACAAAACTGAAGTGGATGAATACGGGCTTTGGGGTATTACGGAGATTAGGAATGATGGGTATGCGAAGGCTGATGAGGTGTGGCGTAGCATTCTTGCGGGTCGGAGTATGGGTGCAAGTGTCGGCGTTATGAGCGCGGATGGAAGCGTGTTGAATCCGGTGGTATTAAGTAAGGATGAACTTTCAAAGCGTGGATTACCTGAATCTTATCTGGATAGTAACTATTATGATATGCCACTGCAGTTTATTGAGCCTTGGAGTTTAACGGAGCATCCTGCTAACCAGAATGTGACAAGCGTTATGAT